CTTTAGGCTTATTAGTTAGCGGCTCTGTAGCCATCTCTTGTTTAGATGAGCCTATTATAAGGCTCAAATAAAAACAAGTCAAGCTTTTTTTTAAAAAAAATTTAAAAATTTTAATTTATTTTTTTGTGAAAAAGTGTTGACAGCTTGCAAGTGAAATAGTAGTATAAGGTATAAGTTGCGGTTTTAGCGCATAGCGAACGCAAAATAAGTTTAGAAACAGCCCTGATCGGAAACGGTCGGGGTTTTTTATTATCCAAACACCAAGCTCATGTTTATCGCATGAGCTTTTTTATTGCCCCGCAAACAAACAGCGAGGTGGAGTATGAGAATGTTAAAAGACGCAGGGAATCAAAGTATTTTTTGGTCTGGCTTTGGCGCATTCTGGGCAATGTATTCATTTCAGGAATGGCTGGCTATTTTTGGTTTGATTATTGGTTTAATCAGTGGTCTCGTTAATATGTACGCTAAATGCCAAGAGGGCAAAGTAAGAGAGAACGAAGAGCGCAGAGCGGAAGAAATGCATCGGGCGAGAATGAAACTATTAGAACAGGGGCTTGATGATGGTGTTAGGGAAGACTAGAAAAGCGCTTGGTGCTTGTTCCGTTATTGCTGTTATTGGGATTATGTATTCTCAATTTGGCGGCGAGCTAAGATTAAGCCCTGCTGGAGCAGAGATAATCGGTAATGCAGAGGGTTGTATGGCTACCCCATATAAATGCCCTGCTGATGTATTGACTGTTGGTATCGGCTCAACAGAATACTCTGGACAGAAGATAGAGCCTAACAAAAAATACACAAATGAAGAGATCGCATACCGATGGAAAAACGATATTAAACTTGCCGAATCGTGCGTTGATAGATACGCCAATGGCAGAACACTACCACAATCTGTGTTTGATGCTATGGTATCTGTTACGTTTAATAACGGATGCGGTAATCTTAAAAATTCAACAATGTTTCGATTAGTGCGAAACGGTAATTATGTTGCTGGGTGTAATCAACTTCTACTCTGGGTTTATGCTGATGGGCGAAAGCTGCAAGGCTTAGTTAAGCGTAGAGAAAAGGAAAGAGCATTATGTTTAGCAGATTTAAAATCTACGCAATCTCAATTATCGCATTAACCATTTTTGGCTTGTGCGGTTGGATTTGGCACCAATCAAAGAATATAGATGAGTTAAGAACCGAAAACCAAGCGCAAGCCAAAACCATAAAAAGCCAAGAGCAAGTAAACCAATCGCTAAAAGATACGATTGAAGTAGAACGCCAAGCAGTAGAGCAACAGAGAGTAATCCATGATGAAATCAAACAAGCAACACAAGACAAAGTGCAAGTTGTCAGAAAGATTATTAAATCACAGCCTTGTTATAACACTCGCATCTATGACGATGCTATTGAGCGGTTGCACTAACAAGGTAACAACAAAGACGGAATACATTTATCCGCCTCAAGCATTTCTAACGCCTTGTGTTAAAACTCCATTTACCGGCAGTACATACGGTGAGGCGGTAGAGCATTTAATCATAGTGCAAGGCGAGCGTGATATGTGTGCTAGTCAAATCACAAACATTAACAAGTGGATTGAATCTACAAAGGATAAAAAATGAAAGTAGGCAGCATTGTAAAACTCCGTAACGGAACATTGTGTGATGTAGTTTATGAAACACAATTCGGGAAATGGCTATTAGTTGAAAAGACAGAAACAGAAGAACCGCCATTCTCTCACTGGCATAACGCCAACGGTACATTCTACGCAGACGATGAAAGTCAGTTAGATGTAGTAGAAGTGATAAATCTCAACTAAATAATAAAAGGATTTCCCTATGTTAGACGTGAAAGGAAAATCCACGTCTGGCCGTGGATTAACACCTAAGCAAGAAAAATTTTGTCAGCTTTATATTGAGCTTGGTAATGCTAGTGAGGCATATCGGCAAAGCTACAACTGCTCAAAAATGACAAGTAAAACAGTTAATGAAGAAGCTGCGAGATTATTAAAAACCCCCAAGATTACCGCAATGGTTGAAGAGCTGCAGCAATCACACCGGCAACGTCATAACATTACCGTTGATAAGATTATTGCCGACTTGCAAGAGGTTCGTGATATTTGCATGGGGCGCAAATCTGTTGTGCTTACTGATGTTATTAAAAATGCTCAAGATGGTTCAGTAAATGCAGTAGATAACACTGTATTTGTTTTTGAGCCAACCAGTGCAAACAAAGCCCTTGAATTGCTTGGTAAGCATTTAGGGATGTTTACACAAAAAATGGAGTTAACTGGTGACTTGCATATTGAGCAGCGAGCGGAGCTAAACTTATCAGGATTGAGCATCGATGAACTTGAACAGCTTGAAAAATTACTCGCAAAAGGAAATCCTGAGCAAGATTCAGATTGAGAAAGCTAAGAAGTCACTAATGCACTTCACCACTCAAACCAAGCCTGACTTTGTGACGGGGTGGTTTAATATTCTCATTGCAAAAGAACTACAGCAATTTTATCAAGATGTAATAGATGGTAAACAGCCTCGTTTAATGATATTTGCTCCTCCTCGTAGTGGTAAAAGTGAATTATTTAGTCGCCGCTTTCCTGCTTGGGCTTTTGGTAAAAATCCAGACTTACAGATGATCGCCTGTTCTTATTCAGCTGATTTAGCCAGTCGTATGAATAGAGATGTTCAGCGAATAATGGATGATGATAGCTACCACGATATATTCCCTGAATCATCATTAAATGATAAACGCATTGAAACTATCTCGGGTAAGACTTTGCGTAATAGTGAAATCTTTGAAATTGCAGGACACAAAGGAGCTTATCGCTCCGCTGGTGTTGGTGGCGGTATTACAGGGATGGGGGCGGATATAGCCATTATTGACGACCCTGTAAAAGATGCTAAAGAGGCTAATTCTCAAACGGTTAGAGATAGTATTTGGGATTGGTACACAACCACGCTTTATACACGTTTATCGCCAAAATCTGGCGTGCTATTGGGTATGACAAGATGGCACGAGGATGATTTAGCAGGTCGATTAATCGAAGATATGAAGAAAGGTGGCGACCAATGGCGCATAGTGAAATTTCCTGCGATTGCAGAGGAGAATGAGGAGTTTCGCAAAGAGGGTGAGCCATTACACCCAGAACGCTTTGATTTAGAACGATTAAGTAAAATTAGAAAGGCTGTTGGCTCTCAAGCTTGGAATGCTTTATATCAACAAAGACCATCTAATAAGGGTGGAGGCATTATTAAAGGCTCTTGGTTTGGTCGATACAAAATCCCTCCATTAATTAAAATCAAAGCAATCTATGCTGATACAGCACAAAAAATTAAACAGCACAACGACTATTCTGTTTTTATTATCGCCGGCAAAGGGATTGATGGAAAGGTTTATATCCTTGATCTTGTGCGAGGCAAATGGGAAGCTCCAGAGCTTGAGCAAACATTAAAAGATGTTTGGACTAAACACAAAGCAAGAAAAGACACCGGGATATTGACTCGAGCAAATGTGGAAGATAAAGCCAGTGGCACAGGATTAATTCAAGCTATACGCAGAAATAATCAAATCCCAATCTCGCCAATTCAAGTTGATGCAGATAAGTACACTCGGGTTTTAGGTGTTCAAGGGTACATTGAAAGTGGCTATGTGATGATACCTGAAAACGCTCCATGGGTAGCGGATTTCATTAGTGAGTGCGAGGCATTTACCGCAACAGATAGTCACGCACACGATGACCAAGTCGATGCGCTTGTAATGGCAATAACGGATATTTTAGGGAAACCTAAATCACTACTGGATTTATAATATGAAATTTTTTGACGGAATAGCATCTCTGGCGTTAAAGCTCGGATTAAAGCAAGAGCAGACGAAATACACTGCTAATTCAATGCTCACTGAAAAGCGAGATGAATTGGAAGCTTTATGGCGTGAAAATTGGATCGCCAATAAAATCTGTATCAAACGCCCAGAAGATATGACAAGAGCGTGGCGAGATGTTTTCTCTAACGATCTTGATTCAGAACAATTAGATGCTTTCACTAAATATGAGCGAAGAATTAAACTTCGTGAAACACTAACCAAAGCATTGCAGTGGTCAAGCCTTTATGGTTCGGTTGGTTTATTAATTGTTACCGATGCAACAAACTTAAATACGC